TATGCCATAACGAGCCACGCCCTTTTGCAAAACCTTTTTCTTTTCCGCACTTATACTTCTGCGTAGCCGTTGGCCACCCCGTGGGCCTGTTGGTGCCCGCTGGCTTGCTTCATTTTTAATTATGTTAGCCCCCTGCAATACAGCATACTCCAAAGCCTGTTTCTGCATTGGCTTAGATAGTGCTTTTAGTTGATTTTGCAAGCGAACGTGCCCTTCTAGGTGCATCCCTGCATTGCGGCCCCCGCCTAACAACGCCACTAGTCTAGCACCCCTGTGCCCGTAGTACAGACAAACTCTAGCCACTTGTTTTTCATGTCTACATTAATCATGCTCTGTATGCTATACACTGTGCTCTTGTTTTTTATACGCCAGCGGTCGGGTTCCACGTCTTTTAGCACATGGTCGTATCTACACCGCACCTTTACGCCCTGCGAGCCAAGCACTGCGTGAGCATCCCAATATTCTCGGCCCTGCATGGGCACAACTTCGCAAAACCTGTACCCCTTGTCGCTCCAGCTTTGAGTCTCGAATCCATCGGTGTCTTTACTTCTCGAGTCGTATTGAAACATCAGCTTATTGCGTAGCCGCATTTGTCGCCTGGCCATCTGGCTAATACCTCGTAAATCTTTCCGAATCTATTAGCCTCGAAACTCCCAAGGGTAATTCGGTGGCTGTGGTGCCTGTAATAACTGGAATTGGTTGGTCGAACCAGTAGCACGCAGTCATTGCTACTGCTGTTTGTATTGTTTCTGGCACGTCATCGGTATTGGCCCCGTAGCCCGCTGTGAACAATATCTCTATAGGCTGTGGCCTATCCATTAAGTCGGGCCAGTCTTTATCTTCGTTGAGCCAAATAACTCCAGGATCTCCCGCCGTGCTAACTGTGTAGCTACCCGTGCTAAACGTGTCAAGGGTTTCGGTACTATCGCCATAGTATTTTACGCTAGTCACGCTAATTAGTGGCGGATAGGGCAACTGTATTTCCCTGCCTGGCCACTTGTCTAGATACAATGTGTAGCTAGTCGTAGTCAAGCATCTGCCCAAGTCGTTTTGCACCGCTTGGCTTGCGCTAAGAATTAACTCTTGCAACGTAGTATCGTAATCGGTGACAGTGTCTAGCCCCAGATTTCGCTTTACCCTATCCAAGCTACAAGAAGCACTAACTGGAGCCGTTGTAGTCTTTAAGCGGTTCCACGGCGTGGCGGGAATTTTTCTGTGCATTTTAGCTCAGAGCCTTTACCAAATCCGCTTTCGTAACCTTGTTGTTGTTGCCCGTACCTTTGACTTTTACCTTCCGCCGCTTGGCTTCTGCCCGCAACTCTGTCACTGTGGCCTTTTTTAAGGCGTCAGTGTCTATCCCTACAATTTCTGGGGTCTCCACTGGTTGGGCGGTAGCCCTTTCCAGCAATTCGGGCGATACCTCTATAGCCGAACCCACGTCTATTAGGTTTTGTGCAATATCGTCTCGCTCGACATATACTTGGCCCTTTTGTGGCCCGTCGATTCGTTTAATTACTATTCCCATAAAACACCTACGCAGTTAAGTGTAAACTGGGGCCAAGGGAGGGAGGAAGAGTCTCCCCTGGCCCCCAAAAAAACGACTATAGATTGCTATGCAATCGCTGTCGCTCCCTCTACTTCCTGGTAGCGTCCTCCGCTGAGCACCACATTAATGGATGCGAAAGTTGCGGCCCCAGGATCACTCATGTGCACAGTCACCCAAGGGTATCCGTCACTAAGCTCTTCGGCCGATAATTCTATCACATAAAAAATTCCATCGGTCGTCGCAGTTGCGAAACCCGATGCCGAAGCACTGGTTCTCGCACCTAGAGTATCACCAGCGGCCGTAGCCTCTCCGTAATAATTAAAGGCTATGGCGGTGGCACCTGAGCCGTCAGCGGCGGTATTCTCCTTGACAGTTACTGTCGAGGCCGCCCCTGTTACTCCTAGAGCAATAATAATAGTCGCATGCGACCAGTTTTCCATCGAAAAGGCATCACTAGTTTGGGCACCAGCATCGATATCCACTGGAGCCACCCCAAGTACAAAATGCCCCTCACCTTCACCTATACTAAATTGTCTAGCCATGATTAAGCCCTCGCCGCTAATGTTATGAATGGGCTAGTCGTGCTACTACCCTTGAACGGGGTGATTGCACTTGACCACATGCTTTGGCCGTCGCAACGATAAAGCCATCTGAAAGTCGATTCGTCGTAAAGGAATCTTACATGAATCGAAGAATCGCTACGAACGCCACCCTTGTCGATCATCTGGTACTGCGATAAATCTACAAGCATAATGTCGTTAACGTCTCCCAGGGTAGCACAGTACTCTACTGGCAACACTGGTCTATTAAATAGCCTACTATACGGAGTATCTGTTAGCCCAAGTGGTGGCAGATACACAGGCGTGTCTCCTACAGTGGCCGCCGCTAGCGATGGCTCTGCGTCCTGGTTAATGAGCCAAACTGCGTTTGCTCTGTTTCTGCCAGGCATGCGAGACCACATATTCTGCACGTTAGCCGCTGTAATCGTGTCCGCCGTCTGACCGCTGGTTTTAGCTTGTGTCACTAATGCGGCGGAGTTTGTAAACCCTGCTGGCTGTCCTGCACCCGTTCCATTGACGATTGCGTCTTCTACCTTGAAGCCGATTTCTTCGGGCATAATTCTTTGCACGAGAGACGCGAGAGCGGTTTGATCGCTCAACAATTCTTCCGTGGCGTAGAACAACGCAGTCAGCTTGTTAAGCCGAAGCTGTTGCTGTTGAAAGGTTGGCTTGGAACCAGTTAATGCCGCCCCCTCAGCTGTCCAATAGGCTTGCACCCCACCATAGCGAGAGCCGTTGACTCGGCTAGATTCGTCGACTGTGTTCATCGTGAGTCCGTTGGAATTCGGCCCGATTGGAGTGCGTGTTACTCTGCTACTAATTTGGCCAGTGTCGTAAACATGGCTCAAGATGGTTTCTGAAAAATCAGATTGCACCAAAAATCCGCCGTCACTAGCAACACCTTCGCTAGCACCGCTGGCTCTTTTTTCGCCTTCTGGGTTCCCGCCTCTTTCCTGCAAAAAGAATAGGCGTTTGTCAATACTGCCATTCCTGCTTTCAGGGTGTGCCGCATGTGCGATAGCACCCAACTGCTCGCCAATGTTATCGAACCCTCTTTCGTTTTGCCTGTCTTTGCCCATGCGAACTTCGACGTCTGCGTCGGCTTCTTCTGTTGGTGGCTGTGCCGCCCTTGCACCAATAGTTGCCGTTGCTGGCTCTTCGAAAGAAGTATTCATCTCGGCAAGCAAATCTTGTCGCTTGATTTGCTCAAGGGTGGCTTCTAACTCTGCGAACTTTGTGTCGTACAAAGTTTTTTCGTCGTCAGTCATTAGCCGACCCTCGGCTTCCGAGGTTTGCACTAAAACTTCCAACTCTGTTTTTAGCGCCCTCGCTGTTGCTCGAGTGTCCATAAACTTTTCCCGTAAAATAGGGAGCCAGTAGACACGATGCCTTCTGGCCCACGTTAACAAAATGGTAAACAGAGGCAGTCGTGTGCGTCTGGCGTCACACTCTGCGTCACACTGGGCTACAGTTGTTGCTCCGTCGAGCCTGTTACCCAACTGATTAAAAATAAACTAGCTGGCACAATCTTACAAGTTTTTGAGCAATGTGTTTGTTGCCCCTTGCGTAAAGTAAAAGAATTACCTATCTTATATATAGTTAAAAAAACCTACAACCTACAGGAGTTACAAAATGGCTTACAACGACCACAGAGCAAGCGACTACAACAGGCACCACTTATGCACAGACGGCATCCGCTACATGGAAAAAACAACAAAGCCCCTAACCAGCTTGACCGATACCGACTACGAATTTCAGTTTGTAATACAGGTAGAAAACGGCTGGGGAGAAACTGGCACTACTCGTTTTTACGACGTAAAACTGCAATGGGCGGAAGAGCATGAAGAATTTTACTTTTGGCAACTCAGCAAAGAATACACGATGGATCATGCTGTAGAAGACTACGGCCTTTTCCACGACGTAAAAAAATCAGACGTTAAGATTTTTGAGCGGGTGGGCAACCGCCTGGTGGAAAGGTTAGCCGACAGAACAGGCCCACACCTTTGCTATGGTAAAAACTAAACCAAACCAGCTTGAGGAAACTGGTTAACCCCAGGGGCTACAACCCCTGGGGTTTTTTTATTTAACCGCCTTAAAAACAGCTAGTTCTTTTTCCAGCTCGGTTATCCTTTCGGTCAAGTCTGCTATTTGTTGTGTCAATAGCCCTTGCGTACCTATGTATTTCCGCTGGCGGTCTGCAACGTCCTGTATAAGCACAACACTTTGGGCGTCGGCCCGCTCCATGCCCTCGAAACGGGCACCAGCAACCCAAGTGCCGACCAATATGCTAATGGCCATACCAACGCTAATCGCTGGTAACGAGCTTGCTTTCGATATTGGGCTATTCATCTATGTTGGCGTCTACCAACAACAAATCCAGTTTTTTCTTTTTTAACGCCGTGTCAAAATCGTGCTCTTTTGTTTCTGTTGGTTGGCTTTTTTCTTGTATAGTCAAACCAGCTTTTTCGGCACTCCTTACCGCTACATTTGTTTGGTTGTAGGCTGGCCAAGTCACGGGGCTAATTTCCCGCAAGTCTATGTCCAGCAACGTCCGCTCTACGGGCTGTGCTTCTTGGTTCCATTCGTCACGGATAGTTAAAAACCCGAAAGACATTTGTTTAACCACGCCCCGTTGCATTAAATCCAACTGCCTGTCTGTAAAGTCGCTGGCGTTGGCTTCAAAAAACAACCCGCCTTCCCTTACTTCTAATTTTAGCCCAGTTGATTCCCGTGTAATTGGGTC